TCTATCTTCCATAGCCAACAACACACGACTCACAGGCATGTCTATTGTCCAGAAGTAGTCAGGTAGTCTAGGCTCAAACGCCTCCCACAACCTCATCGTAGCATCGGCATGACTACAACACACTATACCCAAATCATCATCATCCTTAGCCTCATTCCAGTGCCGTAAGTCCATACCAAGCACTTGACTAGATAGACGATGCAGGCCCACTTGAGGATACCCTAGCGCATACGCGGCAATCATAGTATCCACACACTGCTCAGGCTGTATACGTATGCCAGCCTCCTTCAACACAGGTAAATCGTACTTGTAGTTATGCATAATGAATCTACTCGCAGAAGGTATTACCCCATCAGGACTCATAACCGCATGGGCAACTCCAGCCTCAGAACACCACGCACTACATACAAGACGCCCCTCCCGTGTCTCAGTATCAACAGCTACAACATCATCCGTATACGTCCATTGTCTTCGCGTCCCGTTACGGTACAGTATACTATACACGCCCTCTTCGTATGGGAAGTCCTCGTGTGGAAAGTTATCCCAGTCCTCAACACTCTCCCCCCTCGTCTTGGCACTATAGAACCCAGCAGCCGGGTGAAACATAGGCACACACGTACGTACAACACCATTGATCTCCACATGTATACGACACCCATGAACCTCAGCTAACTTCCTTCCAGTCACAGCTTTGGTGGCAGGCCCCCCAAGAGGAATTAACAAAGCTGTAGGGTTCTCTATCAATTCCTCCACCAAGGCGTCTCGACAGCACGCCATCTCCTTTTTGTGGGGAGTGCGGTTTCCGGGGGGCCTGCACTTAACCGTATTTGTTATGTAACAGTCGTCTATGTCTATCCCGGCCAAATCCAAGTACTCTCGTAGTTCTCGACCAGCCTTGCCTATGAACGGTACTCCAGTACGTTCCTCATTAGCCCCCGGAGCCTCTCCAATAAGTATGAACCGAGCATCCCTTGGGCCATCACCGTGAACAGGACGACCACCCTTGAGAGGACACTTGTCGCAGTTCATGACAATCCTTCCTTCATACCACTCACTATCTTCGGCCCTACACCCTGAACATCCTTCCACTCATCAATACAACGCAACGCCTCAGTAATACTCCCATACTTCTCAATAATCCGTGTTGAAGCTATGACAGTCAACCGCACCCTCAGCACCCTCGCAATAGCCAGCAACACATCAACCTTCGGATCAACATGATGAATAGTAGGCTTCGTCCGTATGTAACGTCTCAGGAATTTATGCTCCAACTTCTGCGTGTACTCGTACATGCCTTGCAGTAGCAACCCTGAATGTGCCACATCTAAACTGTACACAACATCTACACCATTGTGTTGTAGACTCAGTAGTAGCCCCCCCATGGCTTTGAAGGGCTTCTCCTGAGCCGGGGATATATACCCGGTCCCGTTGACCCCAATAGCTTCCCCCCCATGAGTGGGATAGAACTTCCCCTCACACAACAGCACAACCTTATCATACTCCTCCATACAACCTGCTATCTGCTGCTCCAACCGTCCTGTCATGGCCGACGTGAGTAAGTCCCGCACGTCCTTACGTTCAACACCAACTTGATTCCCATTGACATCCCCCCACGCATAATCCCCGTACGGCATCTCAGCCAGTGTCATCTTCTCTACACCAACGGTTGTCCTCAAGTGTTCCTCTATGACTTGGGGCTCGTTGGCTGCTGACATGAGTATCACGGCGTATCCTCCATGAAACATGAACAATCCCTACCCTCGTCAAGACACTCCTCATACATCTGCACTTTAATAGCATTCTCGTTATTATGTTTCTCACACGACACCCACGCAGGCATACAGGCCCCAAGAAAGATGAAGATTGACAGTATTATAATTACAGTCGCTTTAGCTTCACTACTCATTCTAAACCTCCACCAAGTCCACCAACGAAGCGTAGTCAATGTCTTCGTACGTCTCCCCAATGATACTCCTCTCCAGCCGACACTTATTTATGTAACTCTTCGTCGCTACGGTCCCATCCTTCGCTCGCCTTACTTCCATGAATATGTCCCAGTCGACCAGACCACCCAGTCGCCCCCAACCGTCAGGCTCCTTCTCACCTGTCCTCTGTTCATTCACATACACGTCTTTCATATGCTGTGTAAATACTAAGTTAACTTCTGCCTTCTTCGCCATATTGACAACAGCCTTTATGTATGCATTCCGGTCTCCGTACTGATACGGCATCAACTGTTTAACGCCTAACGTCTCGGCTACAGCAGCAATGACGATCTCCCCAAATGTAGTCCCCGTATCAATGACAACAGTCTTTGACACCTCAAGGGCTATCTCATACTGCTCAATGAAGAACTCCCATTCCTTCTTCCCGAACGTCTTCTTCTTAGTCGACCACTGTATAGGCAGCGAACAGTCAATGACCTCTATCTCCTTATCCTTGAACACGTCCTTGTCCAACAAGTCATCCAACCCTTCATCATAGTCAAACACGGTTATGGGATCAGGAAATGTCAATGCGAAATGACTCTTCCCGCAGCCCGGATTACCCGTGACTCTCACTCGTACTGGCCTCATGACATCCTCCTTATCCAGTTAATCATTATCTTCCTCTCCTTTCAGCAGGACAAATACCTCTTGAATACCCGCAGCCATTACACTGATTGAACGACACATCCAGTCCCTCATAATCAACCAACTCTCGACTCGGCGGCACACCCTTTTTAACACAATATTCCAGCGTATCCAGTCTATGCTGCAACCAATCCCAATTCTCCTCCAACTCATCCTGTGTGAACGTGTATACTTCAGGAACAACTATCATCTGTCTGTTGGCCTTGTAGTCCCCATTCACACACAACCGCACGTTGGCAAACTCCAACCACTTCCCATCTAAAGGCTCAATAGGTTTATTGTTTTTGCCCGTCCTCTTGACCTTACATTGGTAACGTGCATATGCATACGCCATCATCTGACATAACCAATGTCTAGGAATTGGTGTATTGGAGGACATCTTCGTGACCTTGATCTCCCACGGTATATCTCCTCCATCGTGGTCAATACTACACCATATCCCCTCACACAGTATCGGCTCGGCATCGCTAAAACTCTGCCTCATCCACGCCTCACCCATACGGCCTAGACTAAACACAGTCACCTGCTCGTCCGTCAACTCCTGATCTCCCTCAACACGACGATAGTATGCCTTGTTCAGGCACAGCGTCAGGTCACTCAAATGCACACCCTCTGGTCTGTCATTCTGTAGAAGCCCCCGCATGTTCTCTATGACATCGTTATATATCTCTTTACTATACCTCTTCTCCATAACCCTCCTTCGGTCTACCAAATCTTAGGCAACCCCGTCTTTTCATCATACTCTTTCACCTTCCGATTGTCCGTCGTGTAGAACCCGGCCATCTTGTATATGACATTAACACCGGGGAACAACGGCAAAGTCTCCCCCTCACAAGACGGGCAAGCCTTCGGAGTCTCCATATCAGGCACTAAAAAATCTTCCTCATGTCCACACGACAGACATCTGTATGTATATATTGGCATGTCAACTCCTATTTGAAATCAAACCTCACACTATCATAAGGAGGCCCACTTATTCCACTCTCACATACTTCAGTTCATCCGGTGCCTCTGGTATCGCCCATCCTATGAAAGGCACCCCCGACCAGTACCTGTTACTGCGAAGGTAACCGTTGTAGTCGGACAGGTTGCTCCCGCCTGACTGCCACATGGCATCGGCCATAGTGTCACTGGATATCACCACATAATCTTCATGCTCTTCGATAATGTTGGGTTCTATGAAGTTTTCGTAGTAATTGGTTTTAACCCTTAACTTATTATCAGTACTAATATTCGTAATAGGCGCAGCGATAAAACCCCCAACGAACCCCACTATAGCTACGACAAGGGCCAGACAAAGTATACCCTCGCCTATCTCCTTCCTTAGCGACTTATCCCAACAATTCCTCTCCTCTACACCACGCAGAACAAGTGCTCCCAGTGCGCTTATCACCCATACTACCCCAAAGAATGTGATCGGTATTAAATACCACATGTCCCCCTCTTAAATTTTATTTACTCCACATTGATTCTGACTCTTTCACTCTCAGATTCGGCTACTACTCCGTAGAACTTTATTTAAGATCAATCCTCTAATCTTATTTGATGGGGGAGGCAGGGATTTGCCGAGATTTGCTGGTGTCCTGTCTCTCAAATTCTCAGGCTTTTCGACTGTAATCATAATATTACAGATTACCAGACTCGTATAGTCACCCTGCATGATGATTACGCAGGCATCCGAGTTTTCACACTCTGCGTCTACCTATTCCGCCACAGCCCCCAAATAACTACCTATCCTTCATCAACGAGAGCAACTACCCCGTCAATATCAACCAACCCCACACTACCCAAGAACGCATCCATGTCGGCCTTGGCCGAATTAATGATATCCTTGTCCTTCTTAGTCTTCGGATCACTCATCAACGTCCTCTTCACCACACTGACTTTTTTATTGACAAGAAGTTGCTGTA